CGCAAGAAGTGAGAGATTTGCCACAGATATCACCTCTTTCCCAGTAAGTACTGTAAGTAGGTGCAACATTAATACTTGCTTTCTTTGCTTTCCACATAAGTGTTTTGTTATAAGTTGCAGAACTTGCTACATTATCTGTAAAAGTTACATAGTCATTCTTTTTATCATCTGAGTAAATAAAATACTCTGTTCCATGACTATAAGTTGCATAAGTTCTTACTCTTTTAAAATTCTCATTTGTATCTGTTGGAGTTCCAAGTGCAGTTTTTGTACCTTGTGTTGCTACTTGCCAATAATTATTTACTGTCTGACTACTTACTGTTCCATTTGCTGCAGCTCTGCTTGCAGTTGTTTGTGTGTACCAATAAGTATCAAGTGATAGAGTATTTGCTCCTGCTTCACTTGTCCAATTTCCAAAAGTAAGACTACTAGGTACAATATACTCATCATCTTGATTTACATATACTTTATATGTTGTTGCACCATTTTCTGTATATAAATGTCTAGCTTCATAAGTGCTGTCGATTCTCCAAGTACATCCGCTTTTTGCTTTTTGATACTCTGATAAGTGATCACTTGCACCTTGATATTCCCAAGGACATCTATTTACTACTACTTGTCTGTATGGAATTTTAATTCCTTCTAATTCAAAAGGAACTCGTAAACTAAATTCTACAGATATTTTTGTTCTTGTTTTAATTCTGTCAATATAAAAAACTTGTCGTGGATACTCAGTTGGAGGATTTGTTGCTGAAGCTTCTCCATATAAGTATTTCTTTAAAGTAGTTCTACGAATAACTCGATTACCAACTAAAGAATCATAGTCGGTTGTTCCTACTGCTCCACTAAAAACACTTGTTGCATTTGCTATTGTAAAACTTGGATTTGGATAAGTTCCTGATGCTTGATGCTCAAAACCTTTTGCTTGTACAGGTGCAGCAACATAAGTATTTATCTGAGAATTATTTGAATAATCTCTCATTTGTATTGTAGATAAATCAGCTTCAAGACCTACAGCAAAGTATGCCCAAGTATTTTTGGCATACTCAAATTCATAAAGATCAACAACGGCTGAGCCTGGATCTTGCTTTTGTAAGTCTTTTACTAAAATTTTCTCTGTCATTATGCTTCGTAAACTCTTCTAAATTGTGCATTAAGAGTGTAGTAATCATCATACACCCATGTTTGATCCCAAGTATCACAGACCACTTTTATTGTTTCTTCACTTCCACCAGCATTTGAATCTGATAATGTAAAGTTAAAGTTTGTGACTCCGCCTTTTGATTCAAAGAACGCTACGATATCATCTATATCTGCTTTTGGTCGAGTTGTAAAAGCTACATCTATAGTTTGTTCTAAACTATTTATACCGTTTGCAATTCTTTGCTCATATCCATCGCCAAAGTTAGCAACAAATACTCTTGGTTTGTTATTTCTTTTTTGTCCTCTATCTGGAACTACTACTCCGAGTGTTCCGCCTACATCAAATCCTATTGCCATTATGTACCACTCAATAATCCACCTGCGCGTTGTTCATCAGCTATTACTTCTTTAACAGCCGCTGCTATTATAAGTCCCATTTCTCCTCCACGATCTGAGGTCATGGTTGTCTCTCCGTTTGCCATATTTACATTAACAGAGATATTGTTTGTTCCACCAGATTTTCCTTGCATTTCTACTGGAATACTTCTTCCATTTGGTAGAGGAACTACAGCTTCAGTGCCATGTAATTCTGCAAGATAGCCAGAGCTTGGTCCTGTTGATACTGCTCCATCACTATACGATCTATAACCAGGTGCGTTTGCTATACCGCCTTGTCTAACTCCAAATAATGCTTTTAGACCACCCATAAGACCACCACCATTAGCCATACCACCAAAGAAGCTGTTTGCACTTTGATAAATCATTGCTGCCATTTGAATTTTTGCGGCGATTTCCATAAGTTTTGCTGCTTCTTCACTTTTTCCTGCAGCACCAAGTAACATTGAGGCTCCTCCTAAAAATTTAGTAGAAACTCCTGTGAAAGTATCGACGCCTTCCTTAAATTTATCAGCAGTAGTTTGTGTGCCTGCAAGAGTAACAGAGTTAGGATCTATTCTTTTAATTCCATTTCCTGTTGTAGTTCCTGTTGTAGTACCTGAACCTGTACTTACACCTGGAAGTGATTGTAAAGCTGTATTTAAGCTTTGTATGTTAAGTTCTAATTGATCGTATTCGAGATTTAAAGCCTCGATTTTTTCATTTGCACCTGTTGCTAATCCGATATTTTTTTCTTGAGTTTTTCGGTAGTTTTCATTTGCACTTTCTAATTTAGCTATTTCGTCTTTAATTGCCTGCAAAGTCATTGGTTGGGTATAAGGTCCATAAGGACCGTCAGTTAGAACGTTACCCGTTACCTTAGAAAAATCAGCACCTATACTCTCATAACCACCTGATTTTGCTATGACTTCACTAATTTGATCCAGTCCATCTTCTAAAAATAGTAGTCTTCTATTATTCGCTGCTTCTGCGGCTTTAGCATTATTATAAGCACTTTTAGCAGTTGTTAGTTCGTTGATGTCTCCTTTTATTCCACTTTTCTTTAATTCAGTGGCGGCAATTTCACCTTGTGTTTTAAGTCTAAAAGCAATTAGAATTGCAGCTTTATGATAGTCTGCTCCTGATTTAATTGCTTGTTCTATTTTGGAAGATGCGGTTTGCATGCCTTTTTGAAGTGCACCGCCTTCATCTACGTAAATATCTTTTGTAATCTTATTAGGATCAAACATTGTGCCCCCTAATAAGTCTTCCATCATTCTTTCACTGATTGCTTTTCCAACAGAGTCAGTTAAAGTTTTTGTTAATTCTTCTCCGATATTTTTAAATGCATTTGCTTCACCTCGTAAAGCTGCTCCAATAGAAGAGCCGAGTTTACTAGTAATATCATCTAGCATGCTAGTATAGAAATTAAATAGCTCACTTTGTTGTGCTTTTGCTATTCTATAGTTTTGTTTTAGAACTTCAATATTACCTTTTGCTTGTTGTACTCTAAGCTGTGCAGATTCGTCTCCTTGTTTCTTAGATAGTTCATATGTTGCAGCTTCTAGTTCATTTCGTGCTTTTGCTAGATTAAGTACTGCTGTCATTGTTTTTTCGTATGCTTTTGCCTCTCTTTGTCTTTTTGTACCAAAGCTATTTTCAGCAACTTCTAAAGATACTCCTAACTGTGCCATTGCAATAAGATGAGCCTCTTTATTTAAAGCATTAATATACTCTAATTCTCCTCTAACTAATAGAAGTTGAGCAGCATATTTTCTATGTTCACCAGCAAGCTGTTCCATTGCCTGTGCTTGAGTTTTTAATTGATCTGTAATATCTTGATATTTTAATTTTGGGAGAGCTTGTATTAAGCTATTGGTTAATTTTACAAGAGCTGACTGCGCTTGATTATAAGATTTTATAGCTAACATATTTGTAATATGTTTATCGGCAAGTTTTGATACTTCTTTTATTTGTTCACTTGTTAATTGTTTTCCTTCTCTTAATACATCTGCATAAACTTTCATTTCAGGATCAAGTCTAGACATTGTATCTAATTGTTCTAATAATTTATTGTTAAATTTTTCAAATTCTTTAGGTGCAAGATTGCTTCCATTTGCAAAAACTTGATACTCTTGTAGTCTATTAACTAAATCTGCACTTTGAAATGCTTGTCCTAATTGTGAAATCTGCTCATCAATACCTTTTAATAATCCTCTCTCGCGAACTTGTGCCATTTTATCAAGTTCTTGATTTAAACTATCCATACTTCTAGTACTTTCTGAAATTCCTTCGGCAAATTTATTTATCGTTTTTCCATTAAATTTATCTACTAAATCTCTTAGTACAGTAAAAGCTGTGATTGCTAAACCAATATAACCTAACCATCTCAATAGTCCTGTTATAGCTGTCATAAGTCCTGTTCCTAATGCTTTGATAGTTCCTATAAATTTACCATATTCTATTTGCATTTGGTATAAACTAGATTTCCACTCTAACATTATTCTTTTAAATCCAGTGGATTGATCTATAACTAATTGATTCTGTAAGATTTTTAAATCTAGAAGAAGTTTTTTCTCTGCACCTTTTACAAAGTTATGGTGATTGAGTAGACTAGATTTTTTTGCTTCTAATGCTTTTCTATACTGTTCTAGATCTGCTTGTGTATACTCTCCTTCTTGAAATCTTGCTAGTCTTCCCTGTGCGGCTTTTGATCCCGGCTTAGTTTCTAAAACATTGAATAGTTTACCTTGCGCGCCCCCTGTAATTCTACCAATATCTGCTTTTTGCATAGCAGGTAATAAAGATCCTACTATACTTGCAGTAAAACCTACAATAGCAAATGTTGCTGCTTCAGTGCTCTCAGTTATTCCTTTTGCAATAAACTCAGATATAGTTGCAATAACAGGACGAGCTTTATTTAAAAGTTCATCAAATGCGATTCCAACTTTATTTATGGCATTACTGGTTGGATCCATAATTTCATTAATAGCTCCAAATTTTTCTTCTACCTGTCCTAAAACTTCTGTTGTTACTGCCTGTGACTTTTGGAAGATTGTTAATTGATTTTTATTTAGACCAAGAGCAGCGGCGTATTTTATAGACGCTTCTTCGAGTCTTAACACAATACCCAGTTCATCCAAAAGTTCTGGTTCCGCTTTTGTCACACCACGAACTAATCTATTAAATGAATCTGTTACATCTCTACCAAGTGCGATTGAAACTGTTTTTGCGGCAGCACCTAATTCTCTTAATTGAGTGGGAGATAAACCTGCAGCTAATCCGATAGCTGCTGCTTGTGATGCCTCTTTAAAACTAATTTGAGCATCTGTTGCAATTTGTAAATCTTTTGCTAAAGATTTAATTGCCATGCCTGTTGTCGCGGCAAATGCAGCCTGTCCTTCTCCTAATACTCTGAAGTCAGCTGCATCTTTTAAAAAACGGAATAACGCATCAATTGCAAATAATTGAGCCGCTAAAGTAGCGTAAGCAGGTACAAGAACTCCTCCGATTCCTTGTGCCATTTTTGAAAAGTTTTTAGTTGCATTTGAAGATTGTTTTGAGACACCTTTCATTGCACGATCAGCTGACTGTGCATTTAATCCAACTGTATTAAAAGCTGCGCCTGTTTTTTTGGCTTGTTGCTCTACAATCTTGTATGAGCCATCATCCGACATGCGGATGACAATGGTACCAGCTTCAATTTTTTTCTTTGCCATTTACTTTTTTCTTACACTACTTTGTGCCTTGGCTTTTCGACTCTCAGCGTCTTGCCTTTCTTTCACTTTTCTATTAATTGCTTCTGAACTATAGTGTTCCACCCATTTTAAAAAGAACCAGACTGTCTTTCTATCCTCTACATTATATACATTAAATAGAGTTTCTATGGGAGTATAATCTTTACCCATGTAGTATCCAGACATTCCATCCCAATTATCGTTTAAATTGCTATGCAATAAAAAAGCCACCTGAACTTCGTAAGGTAATACACTTACATCAGGCGGCATTCTATCGGGATCAGGTTCTTGACCTAATTGTTCGCATATAGCTAAATACTTATCTAGGTCAATGGCTGTATCTTGGTATTTTCGTTTTATTAACGCAAGTATATCTTCTACTTGCGCTGAGTAAAATTTTCCAGATCACTGGTTGTTTCACTCACCCATGTATCAAAATCTGATGAATTTTTCATTAATAACTCTGCGTTATCATGATCGAACTCAAGACAATCATCTGGGTTTAAACTACTAACATCAACCAATAGAAGCTCTTCTAAGTATTTGAATTTTAAGCCGCTCCACCCCTGAATTATTGCTTTTACGTATTCTTTTAAAAATTTATCATTATCAAGAGTTTCTTCAAACTGTCTAGTCTTTTTATTAAAAGTCTGTTTTACACTTTTGTTGCGTAATTTTAACAGCTCTTCTCTTGCTAAATAAGTCAATTTGACTTTAAATCCATCAAAACCTGGAAAGTCAATTTCAACTGTTTTGCTTGGAGTTAATAAACTCTTTAATGATACTGGTTTTTTATTTTCTTCTGTCATTCTCTTTCCTGTAAGGATATGCGGGACCGAAGTCCCGCATAATTGTTAAAATTAGCTAGCAACGTAAGTAAGTTTGACTTCGTTAGTAGCGTTTGCTGCTGTTCCTGATGATAAGTCGCTGGGTAAACCGTGGAAGTTTACATCAACGCTTATGACGTCATCAAGAGAGTGAGATGGTAATTCTAAGTGTGCTTTTGCAACTTGTACATTACACCTTGGAGTATTACCAGATCCACCGATTCCGAAAGTTAAATCAAATGCGTTAGTAATAACACCTCTTGATTCTTGTAATCTTTCGAATAGATCAAGTGAGCCATTTGCAGTATCATTTAAGTAACATGTGAAGTTACCTGATACTGATCTTGTTCCCATAACATGACCAAGTGGTAGATTAACTTGTCCTAATGTCTCAGGAGTTAGGTAAGTAAGATTATTTTCGATTGTAATATTACCACCAGTTAGTGTAATGTTATAAGAAACATCACTTCCGTCAACATTTAAAGCTCCTAATGTACCTGTTGATTCTGATACATCAAAGCTAATAGTTAAATCTGTTAGTTTTTGTCTTATGAAGTTAGATGTGGTATCTATACCTTCTCTGATTAAACCTTTTGCTGTTAAACCTGAAGCTGCTGTATTAATAGAAGCTACTTCTTCAACTGTTTGACCATTTCCAGCCCATGCAATCTGTGCGATTCCTTCAATATCAAAATCAACTGAAGCAGAACCGACTGAACAGTTTGCAAGTTTGTAAACTGTTACACCTTCTGTACCTGTAGCATAAACTTCTGTATCAGTGTCTTTTGCAGCACCGAGTACGAAGTATAGATCAAATACACCGAGAGTAACTTGGTTTGAGTTTGCGAAATCAAAGACAGATGCATTAGCTTGGAAGTCTCCACCATTTACAGCTCTGTCATAAGTGTTGGCACTCATAGCAGCCCAAAGTGGTCCTTCTACGGCAAATGTTACGGCATTACCTGTGTGGTCGCCGTTTGTCCATGCATTGTTCGCTCCTGAAACTGTTGGTCTCATATAAGTACTGAAACTCCACTCTGCTGGTGCAAAAGAGTCAGTAAACATAGCTCTACCTCTTTTACTATAGCCTGTGGAATTTGCTGCCTCACTCAAAGTTACTTCTGAGGTATTGGTAGCCTGACTAAATGAGAAACCGTCTAGTACAGGTATTTCATATAAAGCGGTGTTTGCGGTTGTGCCATCTTCTGACCAAGTCATAAACACCTTGGTATCTCTACTAAAGAAAAATGCCATTTTTAGTTTCTCCTAATTTCTCTGAAAAGAGCCTTGCCAAATATTTATTTAGCGTAGCTGATTTCTAATATCGGATCTCTACGACGACTTCACCGACGCCGAGAGGTTCCAAAACTCCTTCATCTGTATCAACTGTCAAAACTGTTGTTTGAGCAGTTGTTTGAGATGCTCCTGTTGAATCGTAGTAAGTTAGAGGATCTTCATTCTCTAAAACTGTCTCTACATCTTCTAACATTTCTTCTAGTGCTAGTATCACGTCTGTATCATCTGATACAAAGCACCTAATTGTAATTTGTAGTAGCCTAAATCTGAAACCTGCTGTTTCATATTCTCGTACCTCACTTCCTGCTCCGATATGGATAGTAGGAAACTCTTGTACTTCGTCCCAGAACTTAAGTCTTTCTTCGACTTGTGCTACTGATGTTCTGTATGGGGCTTGTCCGTTTAAATTAAATCTTAGTTTTTCGGCTATGGCTTTAACAATGGCTCGCCTACGAGTACTGTATCTTCTTGCTTGTGCATTTGCCATTATGTTCTCCTAACTTGCCCGAATTTAATCCCCATTTGTTCTAGTGCTATATTTCTAATAGCAGTACTAATTATGCTTCGTGGGTCTCTAAAAGTACTTCCCATATTGAAGCCTGGTTCAAAGGTTTGATATGGATTCTTCATATAGGTATAGTCTGCACTATAACCACCTCTTGAACCTTGATAAATATTTTCAACTCTTGCTGAATTTGCGAATCTTCCTGTTCTATACACCAATCTTGGTGATACCATCATTGACTTGAGAGTCTGTGGTAAAAATTTATTTATAATGTTTTTTAAAGCTATAGGACTATTTCGTGTTGATTGTTTTGTACCTTTATTAATTCTTCTATTTTTTAGTCCAGTTGCCTTTCTTTCATTTGTAGCAGGATTTTTTCCTCTAACTTTTGATTTTCCTTTACTGTTTTTCTTACTCTGTGAAGATTTTTTAATTTTTGTATTAAAATACTTTTTACCTTTTAATTCTTTTATTATCTGATCTGCCGCTAATCCTAAGTAAGCATCTTCTAATTTTGGAGAAGCTGCAAAAAATCCTGCGGCATCAGTTACACTATTTTGTTTGATATAATTTAATACATCTTTTATAAACTGATTAGAAGCTAAATACTCTGCATATTGCTTTGCTAACGCAGTATCTAATAGATTAGTATTTTGAGCTGTCATCCATGGGCGAGTACGTCCATCATCCCATGTAAAGTTTGCATATAGTGTATAAGTATCTGCAATTTCTTTTACAGTTCTATACTGTCTTACTTCATCTGAAAAGTCCATATTTGCTTTCCAGATGTTTGCAAAAAAGTTAGAAACTGAATCCATAAGAGTGCTATTATTTGCTTTCAGCACATCATCAATTGCTTTTTCTAATTCTAACAAAGTCTTTGCTTGTCGAGCTGTACCTGTTAATCTTTGATCAACTTTTGCTAGATCAGTGTTTCTAAAATTTTGATCAAGTATAGTACCATGTCTTTCTTTAGAATGTTCAAAGGTTGATCTACCTCCAGCCATTTGATTCAGTTGTTGTTCTCCAAATGACCTTTTAACTGCTTTCCAAAAACCTTGAATATGTCGTCTTACTCTATTTTGAACTGTTTGTTCTAAATTAGCAGTATTACTAATTCTTCCGCTTTGATTTTTAGTAACCCAGTTTATAACTAAAAGAGTTTCACTACCATTACTTGCTATCTCATTTTGTACTATATCGTATCTTTGAACAGGCTGTCTCATTTTAGATTGGACATATTCTGCCATATCTCTAAAAGTTGGAGCTCCGTTAGTCGGTCCTTGACTAAACAAATCTCTTGCAGTAGGTAATTGCTGCATAGTAAGAATTAAGTTTTGGAATAAGTTTCCAAAATTTTTCTCATTTAAAACAATAAACCCATATCCTATGCCTGGGGCACCAGTTCTGTTGCCTCTCTCATAGTTTGCCAAATCTGATATACTTCTATATCTAATTTGTTGAGCCATTAAATAATAACTCTATATAAGTCCAATACTCTCTTGATATGATCTGGAAAGTCAGTACTTAATCTTAGAGAGGAAGTTCCATCCTGTCTTATTTGAGCTCCGCCCAATGTTCTGTTCTCTTTATGCTCATCTTTCATATAGTAATTTACTAAGTCATAACAAGCAAGTAGTAAATCATCTGGTGTAGATGCATATCCTGCGGTATATGTTACTTGAACTGCTCCAACACCTTTTGCCCAGTAAGCAAGTTCTCCATTTTTTGTTGTTCTCATAACGGAGTCTGAATCTGTATCTACAAAATACTCATAGTTACCTGTAGTTAAAGTTTGATAACTTTCTGAGTAAGCTGTTCTTTCTCTTACGCTGGAAACTGCTATTACAGGAGTTTCACTCAGAATTATTGTACTGGTAAAATTATCGTAAATTGTAATGGTTTCTGTTTTTGCACTACTATAATAGTCAATAAAACTAGTTCCGCAATACGTCTTTACAAGTTTTGATACCTGTGGTACGATTACAGCTAAACGATCGTCGTCCTTCTCACCTCGAAGACCTTCCGCATCCTTGTATTCGTTAACTGTAAATAAATCTGCCATAATTAAAAGTGTGGGGCATTAAGGTCGCCCCACGAAACCTGTGTGCTTATATTAAGCAGAAGCTTTGTACATTTGTGCCCACTTTGAAGTAGCTCCATCGATAAGATCGAGGAATCCAATTCTTTGTGAAGCGACAAGCACTCTTCTTTGGTTAGCAACTTCGTAGTCAGACTCGATGGTTACACCTCTAAGTCTTGGAACTACATAGTTTCTTGGGTAAACAGCAATTGCGTTAAATTTAGCAGCTGCTTTAGTAGCGAACTCGTCACAGAGTAATACTCTTGATCCGAAGACCTGTCCGATTTCACCAGATAGCTTAGTAGCCATGTCGCCAACTAGGTTAGCATCTTGGAACTCAGCATCTTCTAGAAGGTTGTAGTACACGTCTTGTGAAACGATGTATACGACTTCTGATGGGTTAACACCATATTTACCCATGTTCTTTCTTAGAGCAAGAAGGTCAGCTGCAGTTACAACGTCAGAAGCTGCGAAAGTTCCTGATGGTTGTGTGTAGTCTGAATCATTTCTTGCTAAGTGACATAGACCTTCGAAAGAAGCACCGCCAGTTCCGAAAGCACCGTCAGCGTCGTCACCGACGAGGATTGCGTTCTCGATTGCTCTAGCATGTGATCTAACCATAGACTCTCTAATTAAAGGAAGAATTGGTAGAATTGCATCTTCTTCAGTCTCGTTACCTAAGTATGATTGTGAAATAAGTTTTTTGGTTGAAAGAGTTCTTTCAGTTAAATCAACACCACCGTAAGCGGATCCATATGTATCACCTCTTTGTGCCAAGTTACCATGTGGTGAAGAACCACTAGCAGTTTGGTTAGATGTGAACTCAGCGTATCCTGAATCTGGTAATATTGGGATAATCATATTAGCAGAAGTCATTGGGATTTCTCTAAATAGAGGAGCCAAGACTAGCTCATTTTGAATATCTCTTTCAATGTTGGTTGAAACAACTTGCTCGAAGTCAGCTGAAGATACACCCACACCTGAATGTGCGTTTACTTTCTGCATAACGTCTTTAGCATATTTGTTTTCCCAACCTTTTCCAGTAGCTAGACCAGCGAATTTAGCATCGATGATATCTTTCTCAAATGCTTTTTTCCAATCGCCTTCTCCTTTTCTGTCTGAGAAAATTCTTTTAGACTCACGAATATTCATGATTTCTTCAGATTTTTCAGCAAGTTGTTTTTCAAGAGACTTAACGACTTGCTCTAAATTAGAGTAGTCTGATTTAACTCTTTTCTCAACATCTTGCATTAACTTCTCAGCACCTGAGAGTCCAGCTTGGACTATAGTTTTTTGCTCTTCCTGCTTTGCTTCCTGAGCAGCCTTTTCAGTAGCTTCAACTTCAGCTTGTTTTGCAACAGCTTCACTTTCAGCTTGCTTTTCAGCTGCTTTCTGTTCGGCTTGTTTCATAGCAATTTTAGCAGCAGTTTCTTCTGCTACTTGTTTTGCAAATGAAGCTAAGTCGAACTCTGGAGCTACAGGAGTTTTATTTTCTTCTGACATTTTCGTCTCCATTTTTTTGGCTTTCGCCTTACTTGGCTGCTCAACTTTAACAGCGTCTGCTGGTCCAGAAGAGTTAGCCTTAATAAACTCGGATTTAAACTTGTTATATTCATCCATACTATCAAATGATTTTGCGATGGAGAATGTAGCGCCTTGGTTGCAAGGAACCGAAACAACGCTCACTTCAAAAAGTTCTGCATCCTTGATTCTATATCCGTCGGTTTCAGTCATATAATCTGCGTCCTTGACTCTGAAGCCGACAGAAAATGCTCCAAGGACACCGTCTTTAATTAAATCTTTAATGTGACCAGATGCTTTAGAAATTCTTGCAGACATCTCTAAGCCATTCTTAGTAACTTCTAATCCAGTCGCTCTACCAATAGGTTGGTTATAATCATGGTTAAAAAGAATAACTGGATTATTTTTAAAATTCTCTAGTCCGCCTTTATTCCATGCTTCTGGTTCAATAATATCACCTGCTCTATCGAGACCGTTGGTACTAGCTGATCCTTTAATATCTAGTCCACCGTCATCAGTTTCACCAAGTGATTTAAATGAACTTGTCCAATGAAAAATTTTATTTGCCATCTTTCTTCTC